GGGGTGCGCCCTTGTCGCCTTGGTCACCTTTATCGCCACCTTCACCAGAAGCACCCTGGGCACCTTTATCGCCCTGTGCTCCTTTGGTTCCGTCTATACCTTTTTCTCCTTGCTCACCTTTATCTCCTTGAGTACCCTTTTCGCCTTGGGCGCCTTTGGTTCCATCAATACCTTTTTCTCCTTGCTCACCTTTGTCTCCTTGTTCACCTTTATCTCCTTGAGCGCCTTTATCTCCCTTGTCTCCTTGCTCTCCCTTGTCACCCTTATCTCCCTGTTCTCCTTTGTCACCGCCCTCGCCTTTCTCGCCTTTCTCGCCTTGTTCTCCTTTGGTTCCATCTTCACCTTTCTGGCCTTTATCTCCTTGAGTACCTTTATCACCTTGGGCACCTTTGTCGCCTTGTGTACCCTTGTCACCTTGAGTACCTTTCTCTCCCTTGGCTCCCTCAGTTCCTTTTTCACCCTTATCTCCTTGGGCACCCTTATCGCCCTCGTCGCCTTGGTCTCCCTTTTCTCCGGTAGCACCCTTGGCTCCATCAATACCCTTTTGGCCTTTGCTTCCTTCTTCTCCTTTAGAGCCTTCCTCACCTTTAGACCCCTGATCACCTTTATCACCTTGAGCGCCCTTTTGTCCCTTAGTACCTTCAGCGCCCTTAGTGCCTTCAGCACCCTTGGCTCCCTCAGTTCCTTTTTCACCTTGAGCACCTTTGGCGCCTTTGTCACCTTGAGCACCCTTAGCGCCCTTCGAACCAGGAAGTTGCTTGACGTCTCCCTTTGTAACAAGGATAGTTGTACAAGGAGGTATCGTCAAGTCAAAGACAAGTCCAGATCCGTTTTCTACAGTGACGTCTATTTTGGCCATTGGTTTTGTTTTGTTATTGCACTATATCTTGCACTACATCAAAGGTTCCATAGAACCATGTGTCTACACTAGAGTCTGAAATCAGTGTAGCCTGCAGGCCGTACACATAAGTACCGGGCTCTACCTGCATATCTGTAGCGGAAATAGAAATAGTTAAAGCACCAACATTGGTGCCGCTAATTGTTATGTCTGTACTGGGTATAATTAATGGGCCGTCATCATACTCTCTGACTTCCATTTTATACGTGTACAGTGTTAGGTCTAATGCCGTTCCATCAGAGTCCTTTACTTGGGCGTCTAATTGAAAAGTATCACCGCGACGGGCACATATGTTTACCTGTGCAGCGTTATTCATATTTACGTTTGTGGGGTCTCCACAGGAACATTGGCTTGTTGAGCAGGAGCAAGACATCTTATGATATTGTTAGGTTGGTTACTATATCCTCACTAAGAGGTGGGCGTTCGCCTTGGCGTTGAGCAATCAGTTTACTTTGAGCCAACGCTTGTTTATCTATTCTCTGATCTTTACGATTTTCCGATTCAGCATCAGCCTGCATACGAACTCCGCTTTCCACTTGTTGCTCAACTACGCCATACTCTCCTTTAAGTTGTTCTATTTGAATTTTGAACTGATACTCTAGTTGTATGAGTTGCGCTTTGGCTTCCGTCTCTAATTGAATCCGCTGTGCTTCGATCTGGGCTTCGAGTTGCTTTTTCTGCATCTCCATTTGAGCGGCTACCTGTGAGGCTTGCTGATTTGATTGAGACTGAATCTGAGCCTGCTGCGCCATCATCTCTTGTTGTTGTTTGATTCTTTTCTTTCTGCGAACCACCAAGAGTCTCTCTGCTTGTTCCACGTCTTTAATCTGACGAATGGCAATCGCATCTTCAAGGTCAATTTCTTTTTGTCCAAGAGCAATCTGTATGTTTTGTTCTAGGTATTGCTTGTCCATTTCGTTCATCTCAGTAACAACCACCACACCGAAGTTGTACATAGATAGGTTATCAAAAGAACTAAGCACAGCCATATTGGTTTCTCCCACGGCATTTGTATATACTTTATACAATATACTATCTGGTGGTATTACCTGTAGACAGCGAACAATATCATCACAGACCTTCTGATACAAAACCATCGCAGCATTAGTGATGTCGTATATAGCGTTGTTTCCAGCCTGCACTGCCATTTGGTTTACACCTACTAAGGCTTCTCCTTTCGGAGTGGTTCCATCCATAACCTCATTGATACCAGTGGCATCTCTTATCATTCGTAGGTAGTGATTGTAAAGAGAAACAAGTTCTTGTATGTTTCTAATATTATTACCTATCTCTCTGACGGGTGGGTTTTGAAAACCTCCCTCTGGATTCTTGCTACGGTAATAGAACACACCAGTTTGTTCGTAGATGTCTTGAATCTCTAATGGCTGTAGTTCACCACCGCGTCCTAGTTGTACGTTCTCTAACCCTTCAATATCAATGATGAGTCCATCTGGTTTTGCTTTAGCAATGGATTGCTGAAGTTTCAAGTGTGTGATCTGGAGCATGTCAGCAAACCCTATAACAGAGGATACCATTGACTTAGGTATCATCCCACGGATGTTGGTTGCTACAATACTATATGATAAACGAGCACGTGAAATATCATGTACGTTCTTAGGTATATTTTTCTTTGGCCCGTAGTTATACAACTTCTCTGTACCCACAATGTAAGTACCACCATATACCGTAGCGTTCTTCATGTATATTGCTTCTCTGTTGTATACAGATTGCTGAGGTGCGTTATACTCGTTTCCTTTAAAATAGAAACCTATGTTTCCGTATGCCGACTCTTTCTTCTCGTATATGATATCATCAACAGACATAAACTCAAAGTCCATTACCTCTACCTTGTACTCATCATATCCTTGACGGTAACGCGTACCAGGTCTATCGTAACCGGATCCTGTTGTAGAAAACTGAGTAGGATTGTTTCCATACTTATTCATAACAGTCTTAGCAATCTCTTCGTACTCCTGTTCTGTAAACTGATCACCCGCAATGCGCTTCAAGTCCATGATTGTTATGTACTTGAAATGACCAGCATATGTTAGGTCAGAGAAGGTTGGGTCATCCGTATAGTTGTGTATAAATTTCTTTGGATCAACATACTCTTCCTTGATTCCGTAATTAGGGTCATTGCTTCTTTTTGCAACACCCATTCCTAGTGTAGTTAAATCCTCAACACAACGGCGGTAGATAGATTGATTAAAGTCATTCCACTTCAATGTCATCTCAGTAGCAATCTGAGCAGAGATTTCTGCGTCTGTCTTAATGTTGGTGTCTAGGAATATTTCGGTTTCCTCTGGGGTGTCTGGTAGTTGTCCAGGGTCTTGTTTAACGCGCAGTCCAAGCGACTTCGCTTCTTCAATCATATCGCGATTCTCTATACGCAATACTGTTGCATTTTTCTTTTTATCCTTCTCTGTTCTTGACAGAGGGTCGATTGCTTCAATCTGAGGGTATGGTTCTTTTGAAAGAATTTTGTTTACAACAATCTTAACAAACTTAGGTACGATAGGAACTGGAGTATAGTCTAGCGTCATCAAGGTTCCGTCACCATTGTTGTTGTCGAGAGAGTTTAATATCTGACGATAGATAGATGTATCTTGTGTTCCTTGCGCATAATCTCTACAGCGTTCCATCTCGCTGTTGCGTCGTCCGTACAATGAATTCTGATAGTCGCTACCAATCCACTGAGCAAACATAGCCTTCGCGTAACTTAGGCCATATCCCTTAGACATCTTTTCCTCGACACCGCATAGGGGATCTGGAAATGAAGATTGTCCATTATTGTATTCGTTATCCATACTTAAGATTGCTACTGTTGCAAATATACTTCTTATTATCTTCGTATAATTATCTGACCTTTACGGAAGAACTGCTTGCCATTAAAGTCAGATTTAGGCTTCTCCACTCTATGCCCTTGTGCAGCAAGTAAGGCTAACCCACTTGATATTGAAAGGTCATATTTTGTACGGTCATCTATCTTAAAATTAACCCAGTCTTCAAGGGTTCTTTCGAAATACATTTTACCAAACTCAAGTGTTTCCTCATTGAGACCGACATGTGCGTGTATGTATGATTCGATAGCCTGTGCATGAGCCTGTATTACATCCTGTGAATTCGACGGTATTCCTTTTGTCTTTGTCTTACTACCATAACTGGATGTGAGATGGGTAGGCCTATCTAATAGAAAATGATCGTAACCCCTTGATTCAAAGTGTCTTGCGATACCATACTTGTTGTTCTCAATTAACACGGGGTAACTGTAAAACTTTGCGGCCATTAATATGTCCTCGTAAAAAATCTTTGCAAGCGGTGGACGTGAAGCGTACTCGGCTACAAACATATTGGAGGGATGCTCTAGGTTGAATTTATTAAAGAAATGACAAGCGCCCTTTGAGCCACGACCATCCACTGTTGCATCGATGTCATAACTATCGACTCCAGCGCATCCTAGCCACGCATTCTCTGGTGTCTTTTTGTTTCTTAATTCTACAGGGGGCATCCATGATACCCTCCATCTTCCATTTGGATCAGGACTAAACACTACCTCTGTATCCTTTTGCCCTAAAGACCAAACAAAGTTTCCTGTAACCACAGGGTTGGGAAACAAATCATCATTGTATTCTACCTGTTCGTATATTTTTTGTACGTTGAATAGTGATGCTTTAGAACTATCCCTAAAGGCTTCGGCTTCAGTAAAGGGGAACTGACGTATAACTTCGTTTAGTTCATAAGAGTCTCCAGACAAACCCTTCCTTTCGTTCTTCAAATAAGTCTTTGCTCCTAAGTTTATGTACTCACCCTCTAAGCCTATAATACTATTTTCGGGATCATTTC